TGATCTATTTAACAAAATGCCTTATGAAAGCCGTCGTTCAGCTTTCATGGAGGCAGGTATCAATCAAAATAAACCACCTGCTGATCAAAAACCAGTGACTGCCAATACGCAAGTAGCTAGCGCACGAGCATCTGACAGACGTTCCGATGAACCTCTAGCTGCTTATCTAGACCGCAAAAAAGCTGAATCACAAGCTGAAATAGATATTTCTAAAAAGTCTGCTGAAAGTCGTGAAGCAACTACGCAGAAAAAATATGACATGATTGCAGGTTACGACGCATCAACAGTACAAACGACTGATGCTAATTTAGACAAATTGTATTCTATGGTTAATACAGATATGGGCAAGAAGGTAATGTCTTTGTTAAATAAACAGGGTCTTATTCCTGCTCTAGCTCAAGGTGCTGAATCAGGCATTACTACTCCAATTGGATCACTCAGTGCGCCTGCATTAGAAATTTTACAAAAACTGAAGCTTAAGCCAGAAGAGCAAAACTTAGCTCGTATGATTGCTCAATCTATTTCTGACTTAAATATGAATGTGATGAAGCAAGGTAAAGACATATTTGGTCCTCAGATCAGCGTTTATGATGCACAAAAAATGGCAGAACCCGGATTCAAAACAACTGATTCTGCAGTCGTTATTTCAAGTTTAGTCAATAAATTTAAAATCATGAATCATTTCCAAGGTGAGATGAACAAAGCGCAACAAGATTATTTTGATCGCAATCCAAGCGCTGTAACTTCTCAATTTTTTAAATCTAAAGAATTCAAAGAAGTTGCTGATCAATATTCAAAAACATTACGCAAACTGAATGAACTTTCAGTATTTTGAGGTGAACCATGGCTGAACAAGATAAATTTGATCCAGAAACAAAGCTAAAAGAGTTATTACCCTCGGCTTTTGACGCAAATGGTACCTACAAGCCGATCTACACTCCGACTACTGATCAACAGGGTTCTGTATCAGTTTCTGGTGCGCCAGAAGAATTTGATGAACTAACCCCTGAATTAGTTGGAGCTGGAACAGGAGCAGTCGGTTTCTTAGCAGGTCAAAAAGCAAAAATGCTTCAACAGAGATTAGCGCCTTCATCACGCAATGTGTCGGTTGCGCCATCTACAGTTCGACCACCAACTCCTTCTGCACCATCTGGTGCGCCTATGGCATCAGGTGACAAATGGTCATCTAAGGTAGTGGGTATGATGGGTCCGGGAGGCGAATCAGTCACCGAAGCAGCTCGTAATTACAATATTCAGCAATCGCTTTCCCCTACTGAGTCTGCACAATTTAAAACAAACCGAGAAGGTATTATTGTTCCTAACAAGACTGAAGCCGAGCAACGAATGATGCAAGAGGCTCGTCAAAAAATGCTAACGCAAAAATTAAAACAAGGTACCGCATCAATCGGCAGAGGCATGGATCTTGCCACTGACGTTGCACCACGTTTAATGACAGGTTTAAGCGCCGCTGGTGCTGGCTATCAAGGAGCAGAGGCGTATAACCGTCTATTCGGTGAAAATAGAGATATTCCCGGTGGAATCATTTCAGGGGTCGGAGCACTAGGGAGTGTTGCTTCCATGGCTCCAAACCCTTTGGTTAGAGGTGTCGGCACTGCCTTAGGTATTGCCTCACCTTTAGCACTTGAACTTTATGACCGTTACAAAGGTAATTAAGTATTTCCTCAAGTTTTACCATGTGTGTTTTTAGCCGCCCTTCGGGGTGGCTTTTTTTAAGCACAATTTGCACCAACTGAGATAGCCGTTACGACCTTTGCGTGGATAGAACTGATTAACGACTTGTACATGTCTACACTTTGAGCAGACATGGTATCCCTCTGGCGGTATAAGACGCTTGTATCCCCAACGATCCTCTGACCAGCCATGTTTCATACGGTACTCAAGGGTTGTCGGAGCTATGCCAAGCTCTCGTGCTTTTTTACGAATGTTCACTTGAAGTTTCTTTCAATCACCAACATGATGGCTGGATACATAAAAATGATGACGGTTAGCAAAACAAGAAACCATCCAAACCAGTCGTGGCAGAACTGCTTGGTACGATCCCAGTCAGACTCACATTTCCATAAACCAGTTGCGTAATCTGCAGTTTTAAAGGCTTCATCAGCGCTTCTGTAAGTTTTACCAAGTTGACGCTCAAAATCATAATTGAATCTGTCCATGATTTTTACTCCTTTTCTTGTGCTATAAAGTTAGATAACGTGCCAGACGTAGTGGGATTCTTTATGCTAAAAAATCTCAAGTCACTATGCGTGGGAAAAACTTGCCGTGACCATCGCCTAAATCGACGACGTTACGACCCTTCAAATAACGCTGTTCACCGCAATGACAACAACGCTCCTGATGCTGAGGCGGTAGGCTCAGTAAGGTAACGCCAGTCTCATGCCAACAGTGCTGGCACTCCTCTAGCATCCCGTAAAACGGTATTGGCTCAGGCATATTGCTTATTCCCTAACTCCTCGAATATGTCTACCAGCTTCAAGATGCTAGCAATGGGAAGGCTAAGCTCAAAGTTTGATTCAGTGTAGATGAACAATCTAATGGCAAAAACATGCTCATCAGAAACTTCAAAACCGTTTGGGGTAGTGTGCATTCTTTTCATGGTTTGCCCCCGAAGGGGCATCCTTTCTTAGTTAGTTAAATACTTGCTCACAACGTACTTGGCAATTTCAGCCTCAAATTCAGCATGAATACGCCCGTGGTTGTTGTGCTTAGAGTTGATACGAGAATGACCGTAATGGCTCAGATCATGAACCAGAGCCATCCAGCCAGAGGCATGGGTTTGCTTAAAGTCAGGGTTAACAACAAGTACCCCACGACGTACCCATGTATAGCGGTGACCGCTAGTTAATTTAGTCTTACCCTTAAAAGGTTTGCCAAACATGAATTCATAAATATTTAAAGCAATAGAGATTGCCTCATCTTTAGGAACTGGCTGGCTAGCAAGGGAGAGCTTGTCTCCCCATGCAGTAGCTACTTGTTGATAATGATCAGTCATCACAACTCCTTAGCGTGAGGTAACTTTGACAGAAATAACTGCAGTTGTTTTAGTGAACTTAGCGATCAACTCTGCAGGCACGTTGGCTTCTTTGAATACAGCCTTGTTGTCTACAGTCTTGCGCTCAGACAAGGTTACGCAGGCTTTGTAGAGTGCGCCTTCTACATGACCTTCGTTGCCGTTCTTGAGTACGTTTTTGATTGCTTCTGCTTGCTCTTCTAAGTCAGCAATCTGAGCCAACAACATACCAAGACGATCTACTGCGTTGAGGTTAACGTCGATTAATTGCATTTGAAACTCCTTTGTTTATCTAACTGGACGACCCAGTAACTCCATTAGAGCAAAAATTATCCACTTGTGCAAGAACTTTATTCGGTTATTTTCTAGGTGTTTACCCTTATCTATAGTTATTTTTGATTTGCCAGTAGTTCAAAAGGCTACTAAACATTGCCCAGCCACGCTGTAGATCCTCATCTGTCCACTCCACAATCTTGATTTGTACAGGTTCTTGGACGGAAACAAAGACGTTTGCACACCGTGCTTTAGGCATTTGAAAGCCCATACGGTAGGCTGAGAGTTGCATCAGATGCTCATCAAACGCCGTAACCTTGTCTGGATCGGTAAATTCCTTGGTTTTGATGTCAATCACCAATCCTGTGTCGGTTCCGTTGGATTTAGCCATCAGATCGCATTTACCGCCAAATCCACCAAAAGAGAAGCTAATCTCTGGTTCCCACTTCTTTTCGCCAAAATAAGCCCGTATAGCCTCTTCTGCTGCTTTGGCATGTGATAGGTACACCCCAGCGTCTTTTCCTTCGTAGTGAGCCTGTACGCCAGCGTGAATGGCTGTTCCTCGCTCAGCCGCCTTTTTACCTGTCTCTTTAGAGTCAGACATGATCCTGTCGATCCAATCCTCTTCCGTCTCATTTTCGGAACGGGTCAGGGTTAGGCTAGCCATTAAAACCTGTTGTTGCTTCCACGCTTCGAGCCCCGGTGATGCTGCGGTACGGATCACTGTGGTCACTGACGGGACTAGGTCGCCATTAGCCTTGGCGTCACGCAAGGTGGTATTGCGTTCCTTCCTGTTCTTGCCAATTACTGAGTATCTAGGAGCGCCAGTCTCACGGTCATACCAGTGTCCTGACTCTGAAGCCTTGCTGTTATCTTTTGCAATCATTTTTCTATTACCCACCCTTTAAATTCACCTAGTTGAAAAAATTGTTTTGTTTGAATGTCACTAAAGACCGCATTAAAATTTACTGGTCTTTGTATTCCAGAAAGGCTTAATTCTTTATCAATAATGTCTGCTGGTTCTGCGCCGTTTTTTAGCTTCCAATACATAGTTAAGCGCTTCATAACGGTAGAAAAGTATTTTCCATCGTCACATGATTTATCTACAATAATTATTATTCCACCTTCATTGCATTTGTTGTAAAGGTCTTCAATTGCTTCAAATTGCTCGTTTGGAGAAAGAAACATTAAAGTTAAAAACAAAATACCTACATCAAAGGCAGGAAATTTCATGGTTGAAATGTCTTTGCAAAGCACTAATTTTTTAATTGGAGCGCTTTTAAGATTTTCAATATACGCCTTTGTCATTTCTGCGCTTTTGTCAATTGCAATAATTTCTGCATTACGTTCTATACATAGCGGAACAAAACGCTTTGAGATGTTTCCAGTGGAACACCCAATGTCAAGTAACGTGCCTTTTTTAGGTAAATAATTTCTTGCAATATATAAGACCGATTCCGTTACCAAGTCATACCACGGCAACTGTTCTCGTACATGTGAGTCAAAATTGAGAACTATATTTTCTGTTTCGAATGTCCAATCTTTCATAGCGGTAATCTCCTAGCTATTTGTTCTATTACGTTAACGGTAACAGCTCGTCCACAGCGCTCATAACGCTGGTTGTCTGGCACTAATGAGCCGTCTCTATACCACTTAGTCCAGTTGTCTGGTAACGACTGGAGGCGCTCACATTCCAGAGGCGTAAGCTTTCTGAGCTGTGTACCAACCATGACGCCATGTCTGTCTTGCGCTGTCAGAGTAAATGAAGGATCGTTATGGTCTTTAATGCGTCTACCGTTCTGAGTCTTCTTTTCTCTGAGCACGTCGTTAACAGCCCTGACAATGTAAGGAACATTATTGCCACCCGTACCCATATTGGCTGTCAGGGTTGGCGTGTAATCTCCCTTTACGTCTCTGAAATGGTTTCGTCTCCAGTGGGTTGCCCGAACAGATCCATCTGAGGAGTCTTCTGCATCTCCGTCCTCTGATCCATCGCATTCAACTTGTCTTGGAACTCTGTCTTCAAGGTAGAAGTTGTTAGTATCTCCTTGGTAAAGTCGGTTGCATAAGGTTCCGATTGCAAATTTTTTACTATTTGCGGTTTGAAGCCCCTCTTGAGAGCTTTGTTCTTTTCGGTCTTGTAAACCATCCTCTGCATAGCATCTTCCGAGAGGAAATACTTCTGGTCTGGGTTTTCCTCTAAGATTTCCGACAATGAATACTCGTTCCCGATTCTGTGGGACTCCGAAATTCTTGCTGTTAACACATTCCCATTGGACGTCATACCCCAGTTCATCCAAGCTGGCGACGATGACTCCAAAAGTTCGTCCTCCGTCATGGTTGAGGAGTCCCTTAACATTCTCAAGGAATACATATGGGATTCTTTTGCTACGGAGGATTCGGCAGATTTCAAAAAAGAGTGTACCTCGTGTATCTTCTGTACCGAATCCTGTTCTTCGTCCAGCAACCGAAAAAGTTGCACACGGAAATCCTCCAACGAGTAAGTCACAATCGGGGATCTCATCAGGCTGAACTGCTCGGATGTCTCGTCCGTCTGGGGCGTGTTTAAAGTTGTACTCATAAATACTCCGTGGCTTTTCAAGGAACTCATTTGCCCAGACGCACTCATGCCCAGCCCTTTCAAGACCAAGCCGAAATCCGCCTATACCAGCAAAAAGTTCGATAAATTTCATTTTTTTGGTTTATTTTTAGATCCAAACGGGCGACCACGTTTAGGTTTAGCAGTAACAGTAATGCTTGATCTGTTGGCTGGCGCAGCGCTTGACAGCACCACGGGGCGCTTTAGATTAAGATCCATAACTTGTCTTTGAAGTACATGAATTTCATGGGATAAGCTATTTAACTTGCTTCTGAGCGCCTTGATTTCATTAGACATCTCTTTGAAATTTTGTTTGCTAATAAATGTAAACATGTCAGCTCCTTAAAATGGGACGTCGTCGTCCATGGTTGCTAAGTCTGTAGGTACTTGCGCTGTTGACTGGTTAGGGGCGCCAAGTTTCTTGTACTCTGGTGATTCCATAATCTTCTTTTTAATGCCGTCAGACAGGGAGTCAAAGAGCGCCTGATCAAAGGTATCTGGCTCAAGAGATAGGCTACAAACCTTGTTTACGCCATCTGGCAAGCCATTCTTTTTAATCACCGCAGGAACAGGCGCTACGTTTTTGACGTTGGCATAAGTCTTCTGGTTCTTCTGGCTCGTCTCATGAGCTATGGTTACCATGCACCAATGACCTAAAACGGCTGTAATGTCAAAGCCAGACAGCTCTTTTAAGGTAAATGGTTTGCCACGCCAGCTCTCTAGCACTGCCCGTAAGGTTGCCTTTTCAGACAGGGATAAGGTGTAGTTGGCTGAGATCATCAAAGGTCTGCCGTCTGGCATAGTCAATGCGTTACCTTCGTCGTCTTCACCATGCAACTCCCAAGACACAAGGATCTTGCGTAGGGTATTGCCATATGAGTTTTTGTGACTACCCATATCGACGATGCGATAACACCGTGCAACGTGGTTTCCTGCTGGGGCTAGCTCAAAATCTGAGCTACCGCCTGATGATGCAATAATTGACATGATATTTCCTTATTTAAAATAAACTATCTTTAACCACTGGTTTAATAGTCTTTTTGGTTATTAAGCATTTTCTTGGCGCTGTTTGAATAATCATTCCAATTGCCAATAATTCATTAACCCGACCACAAACAGAAGAGAGTTCTAAGCCAGTAAGCTTTGCCAACTCTCTTCTTGAATAAGCAACACCAGATTCCATGCTATTTAAAATAAACTGGGATTGAGATGCTACTTTTCCATTTTTTTTGTGTTCTTTGTAAGCGTTAATTGAAGTAAAGGAAACCGTCATAACTAAGCTTTTCCAAAAATATTGCCAAAGTCAGCAAAAACGTCATTAAGAACTTGCTGGGAGTGGCTGGATTGCTTGGGTTTACCGCATTCAAAACGGATAATTTCCATATCCTCAGCGGTTGCTTGATTTGCTTCTGCACGTTCTAAGGCTTGCTCTAAAAGGAACTCACGTTCTTTCATTGCGAACTCGAACTCACTGTCATCGATCATGTGTATCTCCTAACGGCACTATGCCGTAAATAAGACTGTAGCATAAAATCACATGTACACACATTTTATTTGTAGGTGAATTCCCTAATACGAAAGATTTATTAAGTATTTTCAAATATTCGTGTTAGCATTGAAAAAAACGAAAGGGCAAGTATGCAGCCGATGGATTTATTAAAAATAGAGTTTGGATCTTTGAAGGATTTAGCTGAAAAGTTAGAATTAAAACCAAATACTGTCTATCTCTGGGGTCAATCACAGATTCCTTTGAAGTACATAGCAAAGATTGAGGAGCTTACAAACAACAAATTAACTCGTGAAATGTTGCGTCCTGATTTGTACGGGAAGTAACCATGCACTACTACCAACATAACATTGGCGACTATAGGAAAGATACGTCACATCTAAGCTTGCTAGAGCATGGAATCTATCGCCAGCTTTTGGACAGTTATTACCTTGATGAGATGCCTTTATGCAACGACCTTGCGAAGTTAATGCGTTCGCATAGCGTTCGCAATGCGGATGAACAGCAAGCGCTTCAAAATGTATTGACAGACTTCTTCGAACTCACTGAGGAAGGCTACATACACAAGCGTTGTAACGATGTAATTGCTGCTTATCATGGTAAATCTGACAAGGCGAGGGCATCTGCTAATGCTCGCTGGGGCATGAGGAGCAAGGGTTCTAAGCGTAAGCAATCCGAAAGCAATGCGAACGCAATGCCAACGCAATCCGAAGGCAATGCTAACCATAAACCAATAACCAATAACCATAAACCAGTTGTAGGGACGACAACGAAGATTGAATTACCAGATTGGTTACCAGAAAAGGCTTGGTCTGAGTGGGTCGAATATCGTAGGTCTACAAAAAAACCGATGTCTCAACTTGCAAGCACTAAGTTTCTAAATCAACTAGAGACGTTTGTAAAGGATGGTTATGACCCAGTCAAATTAATTGACCTTGCCATAGCTAGTGGTTGGACAACTATTTACACCAGAGACGAAGCTAAGACTAAATCGTCTGGCAAACCTGATTGGGCGAAAGGTTTAGCGAATGCTCGGACATAAACAAATTATCGAGTTGCGTAAAAACCACAGGAAGCCTATGACAGTGTTCTTTCACATAGCACCGCACCCTGAGTTTAAAAATGACTTCCTAGATCCTGAAAGAGCTGTTGTTTTGGGAGACTTGATTTCTGTATACACAGGCGGAACAAATCCCAAGAAGGCTGATCTGAGTTGGGTTAAGGGTTTACAAATACAGTTGTTAGCTTGTGACTCTGGGATTGAAGAGTTTGTACGCTGGTGGATAGCAATCATTGATGCAGAACCGAAGTCAGTTATTGGCTTAGACACGGATGGGGAAGTGAATCTATGGAAGGAATAATCCAATACGACGACATCGATTGGGCGCAGTGGGAGCAGGAATCAGCACCTAAGCGCAAGATCAAAGAGAAGTCGTTCTATGCTGAGCAGATTGTTAAGTACTTTGAGGGAAGTCTTATTCAGCGTGGCAACTACTTGCCTTGGGATAAGCGCCAGAACTTTGTAGGCTTACGACCTTCAGAGGTATCAGTCTGGGCTGGTATCAATGGTCACGGAAAGTCATTGCTCTTGGGTCAAGTTGTACTGTCATTGACACAACAGGATCAGAAGTGTTTGATTGCGTCTTTTGAGATGCGTCCTGAGATCACGCTAGCAAGAATGGCACGTCAGGCAACAGGCATGAAGCTTCCGTCTCCCTACAGCTTACAAGCGTTTCAGGATTGGAAAAAGGATCAGGTCTTTTTGCTAGATCACCACGGCATGATCAATGCTGAACAGATGCTAGCGGTGTGTCGCTATGCCTCGTCAGAGTTGAAGGTGAATCACATTGTCATTGACTCGTTGATGAAGTGCGTTAAAGGGGAGGATGACTTTAATGGTCAGAAAGATTTTGTTAATGCGTTATGTGCTATTGCTCAGGATGTAGGAATACACATTCATTTGGTTCACCATATGCGAAAGGGAGCTGATGAAAAGCATTTACCGGGCAAATTTGACCTCAAAGGTAGTGGCTCGATTACGGATCAGGTGGACAACGTATTTATTATTTGGCGTAATAAAAGGAAAGCACAAGAGCGCTCAGAGGCTGGAGCGACTGACGAAAGCGTACCTGATGCATTGTTGATCTGTGAGAAGCAACGTAATGGCGAGTGGGAAGGCAAAATGGGTTTGTGGTTTGAGCCTGACAGTCAGCAGTATGTAGGAGAAAACTTTGGACGAATCGAACTTTACTTGCAGTGAGGAATACCGTCACCAGTGTGAGATAAGGTTTATCTTGGCTGAACGAGCATTGCGTGGCAAAGAGTGGTTAAGGCAGTTTTTAAATCAACCAGCAGTAAAACATAGACGTGAAAGATTGGAGAAAGACATATGGCAACAGTGGCAAAAGGGAAACCGAGGGCAAGTAAAGGGGCTGTGGCTGTAGAGCCAGTAACCGTGGAAGGGATGATCGATAAGATTGAAGAGATCCGTAAGCCAGAGACAGTTGATCAAAAGCTTCAACGCATCAAAGCCATTGAGGATGAGATCAAGGAATCGATTCCAGTTGAGTTTGTTGGCAGAGATGCTGAGCTGACCGATCAAATCTATGGCGTTGAGAAGCCAGCTCCACGAGTACGCACTGACGTATTGCCAGAAAAGAATAGTGATGGCACTGGTGATTTAGGAACTTTGCAACGGTTTATCAATCTGTATCAACCGGGCGAAATCGTAAGCCGTCAAATGTTTCGTAACCTATTGCTTGATTGTTTGAATGATTGGGAGAAAAGATAAAGTGATTGAATTCACTCTTCCATTTCCACCTAGCGTCAACACTTACTGGCGCATGTTCCAGAACCGAATGATCATCTCGGCTAAGGGGCGTGAGTACCGCAAGGCTGTTGAATTGCTGGTGGCAGAAGAGCTGGTGATTGTTCGCCACAAGCCTTTGCGTGTAGAGATCACAGTGTTCCGACCAGACAGGCGTAAGCGTGATTTAGACAACTTGTTAAAAGCGCCTTTAGATGCTATGACTCATTGCAAGGTCTGGGACGATGATTCTCAGATACAGGAGCTGTCAATCAAATGGGGTGATGGCATTAAAGGCATGTTGAAAATAAAGATAACGGAGTTAGATAAGGACATGGAAGGAACTATTCAATGAGCAAAAAATACCCACCAACTACGCCTGAGAATATCAATCCGTATGAGGCGATGGATTACTTGCGTGATAACGCACAAACTGCAGGTGATCTAAAAAAACAGGTTTACATTTACACGGAGATGAAAAGAGCTGTCAGGGCTAGATTAATGAACTTGGCAATTGATGCTAAATCAGAAGCTGCCAAAGAACGGTATGCCGATTCTCATGAAGATTTAGAAAAGCATATCTACAAAACTGGGGAAGCTATTGGTGAATACGAAACCTTGCGTTTACTGATCTCAGCAGCCGAGGCTAAGCTTGAAGCTTGGCGTTCCTTAGAAGCATCCGCCCGTAACGAGATGAGGTTATCCCAATGAATGATTACGCACAAAGCATTATTGATATTCGCAAAGCTCTTATTAAGTTTGAAGAGTATGCCAACAAAAGACAATGGCATGAGGCTCAGACTGAGGTTCTAAAAATTAAATCTTCAGCCATCATCATGAATAAGATTATGGAAAAAAATGTATCGAAATGAAAAGCTTCTGAGAGCTGTAGCCCAGCTACCTTGCCAGATGTGTGGTCTTGAGGGGTCAACACAAGCGGCTCACTCTAACCAGCTCAGGGATGGCAAGGGGCGTGGGATCAAAGCGCCTGATTACAGGATCGCAGCTCTTTGCTTTAAATGCCATACTGAAATCGATCAAGGCGTTAAATTATTAAAACAACGCAGGGTAGAGTTGTGGGATGAAGCACATCGTAAGACAATAGGAAAACTGTTTGAAGACGGATGGCTAGAGGTTCAAAGCCACCCATACTAAGGAGACGTCATGATTACTGTGATACACGTTACCGAGAAATCCACCATTACCTATTACGGGTTAAATGACTGGGTGCTCAATTTTGAAGAAAATCCACCAGAAGAGTTTGCTACCAGATTAGAAGCCTACAACCGTGCTACTGAGCTGATTAATCAACATGCAGAAGTTGGGAGCTAGCTATTACTACCTTTACTACTGAAGACCGTTTAGAAGCGCTTAAAGAGTTTTCTCGTGTGATGGTCAGTTTCAACAGAACAGAAAACACCGCAACTTTTAAATTTGGTATAAACTTACACAAGTGGATAAATGAAGATGGTAATCGAGAATGGCTACATCAAAAGCTAGACGAGATTATCAACAATCAGCTCAGAGAAGGACATGACTGATCTGCTGATCATTGGTCTATTGGTTGTCCTGCTCATTGGGTGGGGCGTTATTTTACTTTGTATAGCTTATTGGATGACAAGATGAAAAAATTAGCACTAATTTTGATGTTTACCAGTGGCGCAGTATCAGCACAGACTGTGACCTATTCCAACCAGTACGGCATGCCAGTTGGCACTGCCCAGACTAACGGTAGCCTTACTACCTACTCTAACCAGTACGGTCAGGTGACTGGTTATGCTCAAGCTCCGCAACCTACGCTTGGCATGACCCTTCTGGCTGTACCAACTCCGCAACCCTTGCCAGTTGCTCCGATCATGCCTGTAATGCCAATCTTGATGGGGCGATAATGATCAATAAAATTGTGTTTATCGCAGTCATAACCACAATGTTAGTTCTATTCCTAATCGTAAGGCTGATGACCAAATGAATAATGAACCAGTAGCGTGGACTGCGTGTTTAGACTGTGGCAAAAGAGTTACAGGTGATTCTATTCATACTTGCTCGCCACAGTTAAAGACATTAACAGATGAGGAAATAGAAAAAGTTCGTGTAGCAATTATGAATACGGCATATTGGTGTGCTGATGAAAATATGTCAGAGGCATACAACGCAGTCAAAGTATGTTGTAGTGAAGTGTTAGAAATACTAAGAAAAGCACAAGAGAAATGAGAATTAAGTTATTTGGAATACGTTTTATCTTGGAAGTAAAGCGTTGGTATCCATTATCTATAATTTATGGTTATGTAGGAAAGGCACAAGAGAAATGAGTAAACAGAACTGGGAAACTGCTTTTGATGACTGGCAAAAGCTTTTAAGCGATGCCAAGGCTACCGAACTATTGAGCGATCCTAAGGCAGTCTGGGACGAAGCATGGCGTCAGGTAGCAATGGTTGCCATCAACGTGGCTGAACAGCATGAAGCGGACGCTGTAGCCACAGAGCTCTTTAAACGGTTTATGAGATGATTTTCATGGAGTTGAAGCCAAGACGTGCTCGAACCAGAATAATGGCTCAGAGGCGCAATTCTGGCTTCATGCGAGGCATCTTTAGCCGATTCCATACTTTCAGAGCCATCATGAAGTACGGCAGACCTAAAAAGCCTGTCAGGTGGTGGCAAAAGCATTAGGGTTTCCGATAATAAATAATTTACACAAATGGATAATTGTTTGATATAGTTTCACTTACTGGGACGTCCAGTTAGAAAAGAAAGGTATCAAAATGAAAAATCTAGAAATTGAAATGTTAGGTTGTTCTGGCGAAAAGCTTGAAGAGTTTTACAACACTGCTTACAACATCAATGTTCGTTTGGCTGGTATGTTGTCTGACGTTCAAGAATGCATCTCTGCTGGTGACAAAAAAAGAGCTAACAGAATTTTGAATCAAGTTAAGTATTATTTTTTTGAATATACAGACACTCGTAATGAAGTTCCTGCTGAGAAAGTAGAGGCTTAACATGATGAAATTAGGTAGCGGTACAGGTAACGTCTTTAATCACCTTGACAGCCGTGCTGTCCGTGGTGAACCAGCCCCATTCGTTGGCATGGGCGCAACCATTCTGCACTGGACTGATCGTTCAGCTTGCACCATTGTCAGGGTGGAAACCATTCGCAATGTGACTTACATCACAACTCGTGACGATAACGCTGTTCGGATTGATAAAAACGGTATGTCTGAGTCTCAGGATTACGAATATCTCCCAGACTTTCATGGGCGCCTTCGTGTATTTAAAAAGCACCCTAAGACTGGTTTCTGGAAGTTCTGCCTACTAAACGAAGCCACAGGACGCTATGTCCAGCAAAAGCATGGATGTGGGCTAAAGATTGGGGTTCGAGACGAATACTACGATTACAGCTTCTAAACACAGCCCCTACGGGGGCTTTTTTATTAGGGTTTTTCTTATATAAATATATTGCACAAGTGGTTAATTTATGGTCAAATGGAGTTACTGATTAACCAGTTAGGAGATTCAAATGACAACATCACGCACTTTTAGAGGTTCAATTATCGAGAATGAGCATGCTTACCAAGCTGCCATTCATCGCAACATCATTGCTAACGCCCAGAAGACTTGGCGTAAAAACAACCCAGAGCATTGCGACGCCATTGAAGATTTCATCTCTGCTGGTCGTGGCGAGAACGCTCGTGGTGAAGCAACCTACTCTGCCAACTTTGTTGGCTCTCTTGCCAAAGCTTTTGATACTTATGGCAAACTATCACCTAAGCAGTGTGACGCTGTTATCAAGTGCATCAATGATCGTGCAGTTCGTATCGCTGAGCGCACTAAAGCAATTGAAGAGCAAAAAGCTCGTTCAGTATTTCTTGGTGTCACCGCTGAGAAGTTAACAACTCGTGCAGTTGTCGAGGCAGTGATCATCGTAGACGCTCCTCAGTTTAGCTACTACGATCCATCCAGAGCGATGGTATACCTGATGCGTGATGAGTCTGGTAACCGTATCGTGTACAAGAGCAAGTCACATTTGCAGTACAAGTTCCCATACAGCAAGAAATGCGTAGAGCGTTTTGGCAACATCACTAAGCAAGACAATGCAGAATTCCATTGGGCTGATGCATTCATTGGCATCAAAGCTGGTATGACTATTGAATTCACTGGCACAATCAAAGCTCACACTGAGAGCAAGGGCGAGAAACAAACCATCGTTCAGCGTGTCAAAGTCTCTAGCTTAGAGTATGCAGAAGGTAAGCTTAAAGACATGATCGATAAGACAACTTAACAAGAGGGGCGACAAAGCCCCTTTTTTTATTTATACTGAAAGCCATCAGCTTTGAAAGAAAGTTATGGCACGAAAGAAAGAAGACAACGTCAAAGAGTACGAGGAGATCAAATCCTCAGAAGCAGTTGCCATTAAAGCACAATTGGATAAAGACGCCGAGGAAATAAATCCAGTAGGTCGTCCATCCTCATACACAAAAGAAATATCAAGCAAGCTATGTAGCTATCTTTCTATGGGTAAGAGTCTAAGGACAGCCTGTAAGCAAGAAGGAATGCCTAGCATGCCGACGGTATACAAGTGGATAAGTGACTATCCTGAATTCCTTAATCAGTACACTAGAGCGAAGGAAGAGTCTGCTGAGGCTCTGGCTGAGGACATGCTTGATATTGCTGATGAGAGTCCTATCGCTGTTGAGACAGATAAGGATGGGAATGTAGTAGGTACTAAGCTTGACTCTGCTGGAGTGGCTCGTAACCGACTGAGGGTAGAGACTCGTAAGTGGGTAGCGTCTAAGCTTAAACCTAAGAAGTACGGTGACCTCTCAAAGCTAGAGCTCACTGGTAAAGACGGTGGTGCTATAGAGATGGATCACTTTAACGCCGCTCTTGAAGACTTGCTTGTTACTCTGGAGAAGAAACTTGGATGACTTTAAACCGATGAACCCACCTACCTTGCACGATGACATCAAAGCAATGGAGCGTGGATTAGAGTTCTTTGCTGAGCTCAAGGCTAGCGACAAATCAGCTAGACGCCCACTAACCATTGAGCAGATCGCTGAGCTGTTCGACTGCAAGCTGTCAACTCTAGACTCTAACGCTAACATCTTCAAATTGATTGATGCGGTGCGTAAGGTCGAGAAGGCGCATGGAATCTACTAGCGTACCGACAAAGGCGCTAGAACAACTTGCCTATATCGATGAGGTGCGTGAGGTACTTGCCAAGTACGGTTTCACCTTAGATAAGCCAGACGACTATGAAGAGGTGATGGAGATCAAGCTCAAGGAGTTTGAAGAGCGCCTGCACGAGAAGTTAGAAGAGGCTGAATCCCTTATCCACATGCTAATAGCGGATCATGACAGTTCAGGACATTGTTAGACAGCTAGAGGATACAGCTAAGAAAGCTGGTCCAGTACAAGCTGAGGTCGCCGTTAAAGTAGCCAAATGGTTATTATCTAGACATGATTATCAAAAACTACCTGAGGGTGATTGGTGGAACATCTGGCTATTCCTTGCTGGTCGTGGAGCTGGAAAGACTAGGACAGCAGCCGAGAATCTATGGCAAATGGCATGGAGACAGCCGAAAACCAGATGGTTGGTTTCTGCTCCAACTTACGCCGACGTTAAAGACGTCTGCTTCCTTGGGGAAAGTGGGCTCATCAACGTCATGCCTAGAAGCATTGTCCTCAAGCACACCGTAAGCGACAACGAGATCCATTTAACCAATGGGTCAATCATTAAGGGAATAGCGGCTTCTGAGCCTGAGCGCTTTCGTGGACCCCAGTTTCATGGTGGCTGGCTAGATGAATTGGCGGCGTGGGAATACCTTGATGAAGCATGGAACATGATCCAGTTCGGTATGCGTCTAGGTCAGCGTCCTATCCTGATCTGCACCACTACTCCTAAGCCTAAGCCACTGATCTTTGATCTGATGAACCGAGACGGTGATGATGTGATCGTTACTACAGCGACTACCTATGACAACTTAGAGAACTTGGCGCCCACCTTTAAGAACCAGATCCTGCAATACGAGGGTACGACTCTTGGCAGGCAAGAGATTTACGCTGAGATCATCGATCCAGAAGAGCAAGGCATCATTAAGCGCCAGATGTTCAAGCTCTGGGATTCAGAGAAGCCATTGCCTAAGTTCCAGTACGTTATCCAGTCGTATGATTGCGCTACGTCCGACAAGACTAAGAACGATCCTACAGCTTGCGTGGTGCTAGGTGCATTTAAGCCATCAGACGACAAGCCAATGGCTGTGATGGTGATTGATTGCTGGTCAGAGCACATGCAATATCCAGACCTGCGTCCACGAGTGATTGAGGAGTCAACCTCGATCTATGGTGATGAGAACGAATGGGGTCATGGCAAGAAGGTAGACATGATCCTTGTGGAGGACAAGTCGGCAGGCATTAGTCTTATACAAGACTTGCAACGTGCTGGGCTAAACGTCCGTGCATACAATCCCGGTAATACCGACAAGATCGGGCGCCTAAACATTGTCTCGCCCATCATTGCTAAAGGATTGGTCTATCTGCCAGAGTCAAGCACCAATGAAGGACAGGTAAGAGACTGGTGTCAAGAGTTCGTCAATCAGGTATGCGCTTTCCCAGAAGTAAGGCATGATGACTACGTTGACGCCTTAACCCAAGGCTTACGTTTAATGCGTGACATGGGTTTACTAACCGTGGATTATCTGTACAATGACAATGACTTGTATGTCGATGAGACGCAACCCAAGCGAGTGAACCCTTATGCCGTATGACGAGCTAGGCAATTATATCCAAGGCGATGAGCCTAGCGTTGACCAGATGAAATATGCTCTGGCTCAAAGAGGATCGATGCCCCTCCGCAACGGATCAGACGTTCCCTATCTTGCTTCAGAAGTTCCATCGATTAGTGTGCCAGCTCAATCAAAAGCTCCGCCACGCCCTGCATCAAGTGCCACCAATATCGTACAAGCCTTAGCCGATAAGTTCGGCATTACTGCTATACCGCAATCCATTCTATCCATGGCATCAGGTCTTACATCTATCCCTGTCAGTAGTGCTTACGGAGTCTACAAAGGCGTAACCTCACCTAACTTTGGTACTCAAGCTGGTGTGGAAGAGGGAAGACAAGCTTCTGAGCGTTTACAGCAAGCCATGACTTATGAGCCTACATCGCAAGCGAGCAAAGACATCAATGAAAGCTTGGCAAAAGCTCTTGAAGCTTCCAAGTTGCCCCCATATATTGGTGGCATACCGAGAGCTCGTCCGATCCTGACACCCAATGATGTCCGTGTGATGGGCGCCAATGCCAAGCGTGTTGCTGGTGAGGTAGGTGACATCAAAGCTGATTTTGTTAATGCCCAGTCTGGTATCCGCCGTGAAAACGTGTTCGGTGAGCCAACACTAGGCGTCAAAGCGCAGGGGGCTGTTGAATCAGTCGCCCCTGTTATCTATCCTAAGATCGAGCAGTTCATGGAAAACATCGGTGGCTTAAAGCGCATCGACGTAGGGCAAAAAGCCAAGAACTACAGTAAGGCGTCTGAAGAGATATTCAAGCGTGAGTTCACAACAGCTCGCAGGGCAGGTCAGTCTGTAGACGAAGCTAACATCACTGCATGGAAAGCTAGCCAACTTGACGATGTGCCTGAAGGCGCACCGGGTAGCCTTGGAACTCGCTATCTACCCATGACTGATAGGCTAGTTCAAGAATCTATGCTCGGTGAATTAGAGTTCGAGCCTAAGGCAACTCCACGTAGAAGCGCTCCCAAAGACTTACTCAAGACAGCGGATGCGTTGTCTATGGAAAACTTTGGCACAACATTTGATAATCTGACCCCAGAACAGAAGGTTCAGTTGCGTGACTATGCGTTGGCATTGCGAACGGTTGGTAAGTCAGCCAATTTACCCGCAGCCCTTGAAGCCTACCCAGAGCTGGCTGGCTATCGTTACGAGTACACCCCAACTAGAAGCAAGATCGCTGGTGGTTTTGGCAGACAATCCAAGTCTATAACCGTTGAGTCACCTAAGCGTGAGGCTGCAGGATCAACCATTCATGAGCTGACCCATGCAATCCAAGAAATTGAAGGATTGCCACAGGGTGCCAACACAGCCATGTTCGATCTGACCACAGCTCAGGGTCGTAAGTATCAAAAGTATGTTGGTGAGCTTCAAGACGAGAAAGAAGCTTTGTTCCATGCAGGCTTTATACAAAAGAAGGCAAACGAGTTTGGAATTCCTCTAGACGAATACATCAAACAGAACAATGCAGAGATAGATAGCTTGTTCCAAAAAGAGAAAAAAAGCATTACCTCTCGTGAAGCGAACGTCCTAAACCGTATGGACGAGTTGGCATTGAAACATACGCCAGAAGAGCTTGAAGCCATGATGAAGGATCTGCAATCAAAGATTGATAAGAATCCACGCAATCCATTCTACGCCTACAAACAAGTATTTGGCGAAGCTCACGCTCGAAATGCTGAACGTAGAAGCAAGATCCCGTTCAATCTCAGACGTGAGATATTCCCTGAAAGCACATTAGATGTTCCAAGGTCAGAGCTACGCTATAGCGATGTTCAGGCAGAAGGACCAGACTTACAGCTCAAGGTAGACGAGAAGCCTAAGCGCCAATCCAAAGCAGAAGCAGAAGCGTTAGGTCTATACCATCCAGTCGGTGGAGGCGTAAAGCTTAAGCGCCCAATCAGTGAGATGGACATCCAGACAATGGATAACCCAGACATGCCACTCAAGCCTCGCAAGGAGCTAAGCCCAGAAGAGATGGTTGGAGGCGCAATCATTCCACTTAGCATGGATCTATCAAGCGCAGGCAAGATCATTACAGGTGTGGGCGGTAAAGAGCTGATCGTCCCAGTCAAAACACAAG